GTGGATATGCAACCAACGAGTTCCCCAGCCTCACCACCGGGAGCCCAACGGACGTTCTTCACACACCATTGCTTGATAGCCTGGCTCTTTCGAAACGCAGTCATACGCTTGATGGGAGTCCAATCCGTACGCCTCGCTTCTTTCTCCCACTTCATGAGAACCTTGTACTCCTCGTGCATCTTCTTCACATGATCCAGAAGCTGGTCTCTGAGACGTGCAATCTCAGAGAGACGTCTTCGGTCGAGATTCGGGGCGAACGGGGCACGAACCGCTGGTCGCGGAGACTCGTAGTCGCTGTCATCCTCGCTACCAAGTTCCGAATCATCATCACTGTAGTAGAAGGTGTCTTCGTGAAACGGTTTATCACCGTTGAGTTTGTCATGGATGCGCTTAAGATTATCAGCCATATCCAAGTACATGCCATCTCCGATCTTGTCGGAGATGAAATCGAGGGCGGCCATTACACGTTGAAGTTCTTCCATCTTTATGTTGAAAATTTGTGAAATGTCATATCGACTTAGGTTTTTTTCTTTCGTGATTTCAAGATGAAGCTCTTCGTCGTGATCCTAATCCTGACGCTTCTATTATTTTTGGTTTTTGAATATAAAAATAAAAAAATATATTACTCTACTAATTTTTTTGAAAAATTTGTTCATGAAAAAATTAAAAAAGATTGTTTAGAATTCAATTCTCAACTCGTTGATGAAGATATCCCTGATAATGTTAAAAGAAAACGTTTCTATATAGATCCAACACATGATATACACAAATTACTAAATTCTGATGAAGTTAAGAATAAACTAGGATTCAGTGGGTACGAATTAAGTATAGACGTTCCGGTTGAATACCGTGTGTACGGTATGGGTGGACATATGAATTGGCACTCGGATACACAATTATATGTTCCAGAACAATACGAATTGATATATACGATAGATAATACGTCTGATACGACGTTTAATTGGAAACAACCGATAACAGGTAAAATACAGTCATTAGAACCTAAGCCTAATAGTATTTTATATGTTAGAGCGAACGGAGCACCACACATGGTCTCCGAAATAACCGATGGATCTCGGTATATACTTAAATTCGTGTACGTTAAACCTGGATCTATTTATTCGCCACTATGATAATTTATCGCTGCTTGCTCTGCGAGTTTTTTAGATTCTTCTGTTACATCACTAACGTCCATCTTATAATAAATAACAGCTATTTCTGTTGGTTTAAAATCACCACCCATTTTATTAAGGACTGCCTGGCGATACTTCACAGCATCTTCATTAGGGGTACCATTAGGATTATATAATACAATCTTACCTTTATCATCAAACCATTTAGCCCAGTCGTTAAATTTGGGATCGTAACCTCCCTCCCAATACCATTTGGGTGCCGTGAAAGTAAAATTATCAGGCTGACCCACAGCCCATGATCCACTTTGAGATCTTTTGTATAAAATGTAAAATTGTTTACCGTCGTATTCCGTTTCCCTAGACACTTGACCATCGTAGAATGTATGTGGTTTCCACTCACATACATCACTAGCGGGTAGACCGTCCATCGTATACTTATTCCATCTATGATCCTTACCCAATTGTTTTCCGTAAGATTTATACGCGTGAAGTCCAACGTTTGGGTCTCGGTATTTATCGTCGCCGCGCAGGGACTTTGTTTTATTATCTTGCCACTGATTTTGTGGGGCCCATGAAGGACTCGCCGCATTCTTTCCACCTGGTTCAAAACGTTCTAACCCCAAGTCTTCAGAAGAAAATTGATGAGTTGTACAACTCACTTCGTTTAACGCGGCACATTGATTTTGGTATTGACTTTCTTTAGCGTTACAACCACCTTGTTCCAATATGGGTTCACATTTTACGTTTGGTGTCGAAAGAGTTAATGTATCTGGGTCACAATACGGTTGATTTTCAGGTCGTACGGTATGTCCACTTGGACATTTAGGAAGAGCGCGTGTACCAGGTAAAACTAAACTTCTATAATCATCGTCGACAAGACTATTTTCGTCTTTTATTTCATTACCAAATCGGTCTCTTCGTACGGAGATTGCATAACTGTGTCTATCATCAGATCCCGCTGCAATTTTATTTCTCACAATATTCGATCCCGGCTCCACGCCATAGTCTTTCCACCCAAGATTGTACGCGTTTGGTTCCGCCTCCTCGAATTTGTAATCGTCTCGGTGCCTGTTGGTCTTCTTTTCCCACCCACCGCTCACTTCTTTAGTTCCCCCAGTACGAGGGCTATCAATTCTACCCGTCCGTATGAATTGTACAGGGCACCCTAACTGAATCTGTGTCGTTGGGTCAACTTCATCGTCCAGCGTAAACCTACCTGGAAACGCGGTTTTTTCGTTTTTACCGTTATTTTTACACACACCGTCAGCATCGGCAGGTGTCCACGCAGCATTAGAATACCGGGCCGAGTCTTCTGGAAGTGCCTGTTCTTTTTCGTAAACTCCATACTTAAAACCACCACTGGCACTGCCGCGATTGTGAGGTTTACGATTATTAAGACTACCATCCGTCGAGTAATCAGTCGTACCCCTAGGCTCACCATCATTTTCAAAATCTAACGGTGTATCCTGACACGTTCTCGGAAATTTGGGGTGTTCAAAGTTTCCACTTTTATCGAGAACAGTGGAATTTGCGTCGATTTTCTTTGCTATATGTTCTTTTATCAAAGGATCTTTTAAGTATCCATCTTCATATTTAGCGAATATAGCTTCACCACTAAACGTTCCTATATCAAATCTTCTATTCCCGTATTTCTGAAGTTTACACCAATATTTACCCTTGTATTTATTCGTATTACCATTATCGAATGTCTCTGGACCGGCGGTAAGGCTCTTAAACCTATATTTTTCTTCGTCTGCTATTGTACTCGCATTTCTTTGAATACCACGCATAGCATGGTGTCCACGTTCCGTATCGAATATAGGGTCTATAGAAAATGCCGAACACTCGTCACTATCCTTACACGCGTCGGAGCACTCCTGGAACGTCGCTTCATACATCGGTTTCACACAACTTCCACTCCACTGAGGTTGTGTTCTTTCGGGCCTTGACATAAAGTATTTTGCGTAAATTGAATCTATACGATTATATTCGTGACCCTTAAAACCCCTGCTGATTAATTTCTGACCGGGCTGTACCTGTGCGAACGGTGAGGCGCCATTTGGAAAACTTTCTCGTTGTGTATTCCATCTATCCATTTCCTGTTGATAAGTACGGCCATCGCGGCGAGCGCCGTACAATAAACCATAATTATACATTCGAGGATCGCCAAGTAAAAATTCACCTGGTGATGTCGGGCCACAACTAATTTTCATCTGTACCTTTTCTTTTTTCCATTTACCATATTGAGCATCTTCTTCATCTCTTACTAACGGTTTTCCGAAGGAGTTTGTATCGTCCCACTGAAATGCTCCGTCGGGATCTTGTACGACATAATAATCCTCAAAAACGTTACCGACTTCTGAAAATTGGATTAATTTTTGTCTACTACCTTGGGGTGAAGTGCTATTAACAGTAGGTGTTTCTACAGCAACGTTTCCATCGTTCCACCCATCCTCAGGCTCTAAACTCGCACTAGCGAATAAGGAAACCATTCTCTGTGTAAACGGTGACGATTGGTTAATAGCTTCGTCACCTCTAGAAAATAACGCATCTGTACCCAAATCGGATGTAGGTAAATCACCCGCGTCTATAGCATTTGCGTCGGCCTCTATCTTCGGTAAAGTATCTTCCAATACCTGGAGTCCTTCGCCCAAATCCGATTTTAAAATAGTAGTATCCTTTACCTCTTTATCCATTACTTGTCTTTGCTCCGTTCTTAGAGCAAGTTCACTTATCTGCCTTTCTTTATACTCTTGTCCCTTTACCATCAATTGAGTGTTTATAGTTTTCCGTAAACCGTCGTAGGCATCCTCTGCCACTTCATCATACATTTCATTATCCGGCGCCGTTTGGTTTTCGTAAATATGATCCTCTACCAACCCTGTATACTTTTTGATAAATTTTAATTCGTCATCAACACTCTCTTGTATTTCGTTTTTAATTTCGTCTTGTGTACCTTGTACATTGGCAGCCTTCATATCCACCTGTTTCAAAAAAGCGTCGTGAAGTATCACGTCTTGTGTTCTTTTCTTTTCTATTTTATCAATACCTTTTAGAAGTTTGTGAACAAGAGATCTAGGTCTGACCGGTGCATCTTCTGAAGGACCCATCTCAATATCCGAAGGACCTATATCCTCTTCATAATATTCTGATCGTCGTTTTCGTGTCACAAATAAAAATACGACGATCAAAAGTATCGTCACCACTAAGGTGATCATTACTATTATTAAGAATTTTTTCTGTAACGATTAGTTTACATACTCCCTGATGAAAGATGGGCACTCCGTTTTATATCGCGCGAACGATGCCTTATCGTTGATATAATATTCCTTATATGCTTCAACCACATTAGGGGTCTTATACTGTTCTGGCATACACTCCGGAATACCTTCAGTTGAATAATACGCCGTATCACTGATATGTTCTTCGAAAAACGAAGGGTGGTTATCACGAAGCCAATATAAATGTTCGGCGCATGTATGAATTTTACCGTATCGCTTAGTATATTCGTCACTCAAAGCAATGCCGATATCACACGCGTACAAATAATTTTGTAAACTCGACGCGATCCACATAGTCATTGGATGCTTTTTGTGCGCGGGTTTATACCCCCTACGAGTCTTCGTTTTGGTGAATGGGGCTTTAGCTTGTACAGTATCCTCTTCGCCGGAATAGAACCACGCGGTGTACAACATCTGACAGATTTCAAGTTGAATTTTTATCACATGTTGGTCACAAGATAGTTCTGCGATCTCTTTGGGGTCTAGTGAAAGAAAGAAGATATTCATGTTTTACTTTCATACCATCTCGACACGAACTTAGGTCAATTACAAAATCCCAAGGTTTGTATTTGTTTTCTTGTAGGTCTAGAAACTGGTAAATCATCCGTTTTTTTACTATGAACCCACTGACAACCATCGTAGGCCGTCCATCTAACATCGTGTTTTTGTAAAAATTTCCTACATATCACACATGGCATAGATATACTATCACCGAATACAGTTCGTCTCGATACAACTAACTCACCATATTTTCTATGTAACCACGATGTAAACTGGTGGGGTTTGTATCCACTCTTTAAACATTCGTTATATAAATGTTTTAAAAGTTTGCGTTCAGCACATATATGATTATTACTCTCTATTTCTGGACCTTTAGACATATAACATGTCACGGTGCAGTATTTCATTTAAATATGAACGGAACAATTCTTTAATTTTGTCAATGTAGATGGTATGATCATGGATGGTTTTTAGAGAAGTTCGGCGAATATTTATTTCTCCCTGTAAACACGAAAGGCTTATTGAATTCTTCGTTTTTAGGGGTTATGGGTTCTGGCTTTTTTGGTAAGTATTTATCTATAACGTATACTGGAGCAAATATGATACTCATTATAGCTATAATATTTCCAATGGGTGTGAACATTTATATTACCAACTATTTTTTTATACATTAAGTTCTATCGTACTCGGCTACACGCTCACTAAGTGTCATTCCATCTTCACCGGGTGTTTCGACATATTGAACGTTACAGACGCTCACGTCGAATAAGTCGCCGTGTGTCTCACATAACATACAACGCGTGGTAGGCTTTACGCCGGGGAGATGGTTGTGTTCGGGTGTGCTTTTTTTGAGCGCTCGCTTCGTTTTTTTAGGGACGATGGGATTATCCGGGTCATGTCTTTCACAAAAGGTCTTTCCATCCAAACATTTTCGCCTACAAGAATTTCCGCGAATATTGATCCCTGTACAAGCCTGGCGTTTCGGTCGCGGCGGTTTGGGTTCCTTTGGTGCCTTGAGTGGTCTCGAATGAACTTTACATGTAGTCATCCCTTCTGCACAAAACTTGCGACACTGTACACCTTTAGCAGTTATAAACGGGCACTTGATCTTGATAGGTTTGATTTTCTTAGGTTTTACTCTTGATTTTAACTCTTCATTTTCTTTACGGAGCACTTCGATTTCAGCGCGAAGAAGCTCGACTTCTGTCAGTTGCGGGGTCTCCATGATTTCGGACATCTTGATTTTTAGAAAAGTTGTGGTCGACTTAGGTTTTTTTATTTCTTTGAACATAGTAGAATGGAATCGATATACGATATACCTAAAAAAGTACAATACATCGTATTGGATTCTAGATACGTCACTGGAACGAACAATACATTTTCATTAGATTTATCACTCACGTCGAACACACACGTCGAAGACTACAGTAAAGTTCTCGGTGTCAAGATGGTAGATTTTTACATAACTCAAGTGGGAGAAAATACATCCACACTTAACACAAACGTGGCTAAATACGTAGACATCGTTTGTCCAGAAGTCCCGCAAGTCGCTCAGATGCTGGATGAGCGCCACGGGAGAATATTTGCGAGAGTGCCGCTTGAACGACATTTCACGGGAAGTAGTGGAATCGTTCTACGAGACAAACAGTGGAAAAGCTTTAACCGTAAAACAAATTATTTTAACCCTATATCTATACAAAAGTTAAATTTTACCATATATGAGCAACAAGATGACGGTGATTATAGAACATTACAACCGGATGCTGCGTGGTATATGGTATTAGAAGTGACTACGGTAAATCATAAAGAAAAACCTGTAACGAAGGAAGCTCAAATATTAGATGCTATACACGCCCTCATAGGTAAGATAGAGATGTTACATCAGAGTGTTGATAAACTCCCAAATAAAGAAACGGCTGAGAGGATTATAGAAGAAACAGAGAAGAAACGTAAGAAAATGTCATTTAACTATATTCTTCTAGCTCTGGCTGTTCTTATAGGTGGATACGTATATTATGTAAATAAGGTAAAGTTAGTTGCTAGTATGGTTATGTAATAAAGATTTTATGATTTGTACAGATTCATTTTCATCTACTTCCCACCACTTACCATAAAACACTTGTTTCAAAAATTCTGGAACGTGTGTATAATCAATGTTAGTTGTCGTAGAAGGTAACGTGATTATATCCACACCCAAATCAGCAAAGACTCCTTTATTATGACTTATGATAGGTTTATTAAAATATTTTGATTCTAAATGTAATAATCCCACACCTTCACCCCTGGTACATGTAACGCAATAATCAGACATATTAAATAACACGGTCAATTTTTCATTAGATAAACGCTCAGTTATCACTTTAATATTTTTTGATATACACAAATTATCGTTCTTGTTCGTTTTTACTATAAGAATATGGTCAGTACCATCAAGTGCTCGCGTAAATATCCTTGTAAGAGTAATAACATTCTTACGAACATCATTGGTTCCGTTGTATAAAAATATAATTCTATTTTTGTCTATAATTTTTGGTTTAACTTGGGGTTTAGATCTCAAAAAAGATGATGTCCACCAATCTAACGAAACACAATTAACACCATTACGTATTAATATATCTCTCAAAAAAGGGTAAGGAACAAAAACTGTATCAAATAATTTCATTTGTGAAATTATATACGGATGAACATCGTCCGTTTCAAACATTGTACATAAGTTAAGTGTGTTATAATCTTTTCGAAGAGTTTCAGTTATCTGTTTCCATTGCGGAAACGTTTCTATCAGTTCAGAGAGTGTGAAAGTTGATGGTTTATTATCTCCTACTATACCCAAATCCTGTTCTAGAAAAAATCTCCCTTCGACTTGCCCGTATATCATATCACTTCCCTTATTTACACCATCAATCTCATACACATTTGTCACATAATCTTGTGTACAAAACCACGGTTTGTCAGATTCGGCTGTCACTAAATATTTTTTACCATCTATTTCTATCACGCTCGTCGGATCACATATGTTTTTTGAGTTTATAGGTTGTTCCAAATCTTCGATAGTGATCACGGGTTTTTCCTCTTTAAAATTTATCACCCATTTGTAAATATCATGTTTTAGCGTGTTACACACTTTATATGTTTTATGTCCATAACCATAAAACTCATCCTCATTCAATTTATACCCCGGTGTACCACCTCTATACAAAGGCTCTTCACCATCTGTTTTTTCCGAATCATCTAAAACCTCTACATGTCTAATAAACCCTTCGTCCATATTAAGTTCGAATAACTTTAAAGGTTTCATGTAGTGTATGTAGTACAATTTATTGCCATATGGTATAAAAGTTACGTTTTTACCATTAGCGGGTATACGTATAGAACTTTTATTTTCATAATCAATTAAAGTCATTCTATTACATAAATTGTTTAATACATATAAATTGTCTCGATAAATGAAACATCTCGGATCTTCTCCACGTAATAACATAACATTGTCATCAATTATATCAAAAGTTTTGTTCATTTTTACGACCTTGATCACGGTATCTTCTGGGCCATAATGTCGTCTTCCAAAACCTAAAATATCACCTTTATATTCTATCACTGAATAAAATATAGAATTTATAGAAGTTTTTATCCTTTTAACATGCCCAAAAGTTACCATTATACGACTATTATATGTATCCTTTAATTACATCAATTCGTAATATAAGTTTCCCTCTGTAGGTGTAATTACATTATCATTCTTCCAACGTCCTAGTTGTTTTTCTATGGATTTAATATGCCATAACGCCAATGCTGGGAGAGGATTTAAATAAATACATTTTGAAGAACCCGTTAATTTAATATGCGTTTCTTTTGTCCATTGTACATTATCGCAATTTTTGTATATACGAGACTGGAAATCTGGCCAATTTATCCACCCATTATCGTTCATTTTATAATTAGACATTTCTATAAATTCCTGTGTAGCACCGGGGTGAATATTTATTCTAGGAATCCATACGATTTCGGCGTCAGTTGTTTCTAATACTTTTTTTATGTTTTTAATAAGCATTTCTTGAGGCATTTCATCAGCATCTATCAAGAATGTATAGTCGCCAGTAGAAATATTACTATGATAAGTTGCATTGTCATAAAAATTATCAAACGGTCTTTCGAATACATTTATTTTATCTTGAAAACAATCTACAACCTTTTGGACCTTATCAGTTTTATTAACATTATCTATCACAACGTGTATAT